ACAACAACTAAAATTAATTATCACAACAACTAAAATTAATTATCACATATATACTTGAAATAACTAAACATTAATTCAGCTACTTTGTTCCAACTATATTCTTTTGCTATATAACTCTTCATCTCTTTATAACTATCTATACCACCTTCCGACCGTTGTTTTTGTAAATCACGAATTTTTACTTCATTTTCTAAAAAAACATCCAATAAATTCTTAAAGTCAATATTGTTTTGCTTAAATCCCCGTTCATCTTCTACAACTTGTGACGGTATGTAGAAAATATATTCCTGCCCCCCATTATCATAAATATTCTTAATGTATTCCTTTGTACTACCAGTTTCCGGTATTACAACAGGTAAACCAGCAGACAATGCTTCCAAAGAAGTTAAATTAAAACCTTCTGCAAAATAAGGAGAAAAATACAAATCTGCAGCATTAAACAAATCATTTATCTTTTCATAACTAAGTGTCTTGTCTGTAAAAATAATGTTTTCTTTTAATAAAATATTCATCTCATCAGATGTTATTGCATTTGCATTACGCAATTCTGTAAAATAAATCTCTAAAAATGCTTTTGAATTATACAAATCACCTGTCCCCTTTAATAATAACTTGTAATAACTTTTACCTAATCGATTTACCAATATATTCAAAATTTGAATTATATACAACATACCCTTATTTCGCGTCATTGATCCAATATTAATCATTAAAATATCAGTATCTTTTACCTTGTAAAACTCCCTAACACGACTTCTTCTAGTAATATCATATCTAAATAAATCAGGATCTACACCGTGAGTAATAAGTCTATTTCTACTATCTGGTAACCCATATTTATTCATACCTAAAGACGACCATACACTAGGTGATGTCATGTACAAATTACTTGTTTTTGAAATATATTCCTTAATCTTATCGTCACTAGTCAAGTCATCGTTTGTACAACTAAAATAACTAGGCTCCAATGTTGCAAACTCTGATGTATAAAATACACATTTAGGAACAGTTTTACCAGCAACACTAACCATATCCATATTATAAGGATATGTAATACTGTAAACCATATCAATAGACTCTCCATTCCATTGTTTAAAATTTCTAACAATCGTATTGTATTCTTCACTATATACCAACTTTTTCACCGCATTCCACTCTTGTCTAAAATATGGCATTTCTTCAATGTAAAACTCTATATTGTCTTTGTAATGTTTATACAAATTAACAATTTGAAAACAATTCACCATACTATAACTATGTGGTATATTAAACCATCCTCTAAACAATATCTTTAACTTTTTATTGTCGTTCATAGTGTTTATATATGTATTTGTATTACAATTATTTTTAAATTCGATAACGCATATCCAATTTAAAAATGGTTAATTTTATATTTACAATTAAAATCTTTATTTAATTGTTCAGCTCGTTTATTATACGCCGTTGCAGCATCTAATTCATTACTAAATGTACCTAAATGTATTTGTTTTTTATTATGTACTAATACAGATCTAAACTTGTTAGATTTTGAAAGTGTAACACCATAATATTTACTAGATTTTTTGTTCATTTTATTTTCGATTAGGTTTTCATATATATTTTTTGGCATTGTGATATAATCGGGTATCTCATTTAATATATAACTTGTACTAAATGTATTATTAAAATACAGGGCTTGTTGATTGTATAACTTGGCACATTCTACATCATCTGTATTATTTCCAAGATTATATGTTTTGCGTTTATATTTAATTGAAACAACATAATATTTTCTATTACTATCATAACTCACACCAATGTATTTAGATGTATTTGTTTCAATTTCATTTTCTAAATTTTCTTTTACAATATCTCTAGGGTTAGGTTTGTATTCTGGAATATCATTGATAGCATAACTCGTTTTTCGTGTACTATTTAAGAATAACGCATAATCATTATATACTACTGCTCCTAGAAGTTCTGTATCAAAATAACCTAAAAAACACTCTTTATAATGAATTTTTAAAGCAGCTCTCCATTTAGATTTTTCTGTACACCAAAAAACACCTTTGTATTTACCTGTTTTATTTTTAAGATTCTGCCCAGTTAATTTATATACATTTGTTTCTATAAAATCTTGTTGTGGTTCTGTTTGTTGTAATTCTATTTGTTCATCGATTTGTTCTTCTGATGTTTCTTCTGATGTTTCTTCTGATGTTTCTTCTGATGTTTCTTCTGATGTTTCTAGTGATTGTTTATTTGGTTGTTCTACTGGTTGTTCTACTGGTTGTTCTACTGGTTGTTTATTTGCTTGTTGCTTAAGAGTATTATTAGTTACGTACGCAATTATGTCATTGGATGTTTTAAAGTCAAATTTATTTAAAAATGTATGTGTTTCGTGTAAAATTTGCAATGCATATTGTAATTCTGTATTGTTAGAAAAAAAGAACCATTCTCTACGACGTGGTATATTAAATGGTTGTAAAATTTTATGAACAGTATTTTCCAATGTTTCACAATCATATGTTTTGACTTCGTGATAAATTTGTAACGTTGCTTCACTTGAAGCAGTATTTAACTTTGATAAACGTTTATCTACATCATATGACATACCAATTTTATAATGTCCAGGTTTAGATCTATCATTTATCATATAAACATACCCTGTACGTCTAGAGTTAAATCCATGTGTATTAGGTTTATGTTCTAATAATTCTATTCTTTGTTGTTGTTCAATTAATTTTTGTTGTTGGTTCTCAGTGATTTGTTTTTGTTCGTTTATTTCTTGTTTAATAAACTCATTATAAACATTTTCCAATTTAACATAATATCGCCTTATAGATTTACCCCGATCCGTTTTTGCTAACATACATAAATTCTTAAAAGTATCTACATTCAACATAATTTTTTCTTGTGGTCTTCCACCCAAATTTTTAATATTAGGGTTTTTTTCCATACGGAAAAAAACTGTTTTGTAATCTTCACCTTCTGTAAAGTTACTTTTAATTGTTTTCATTGCATTACCTTTATTTGCAAAGCCAATCATCTTAAATACGTGTTCTAAATTGATTGGATGGTCAGCTGTTGGGTGATAATTCATATACATATATAAATTAGCCACATACCACCGTTGTTCGTCGTCTGTAAAATCTGTATTTAATCTTTCTACTAAACGATCTTGTATATTTAATGAAAGTGTGGTATTACTTGTTTTTACTAATTCACTAAAGTTTATTAATTTTGGTGCTACATTCATTTGTAATATTTTTATTAATAACATTATCTTTAAATTAGATAATTTAATAAAAATATTATTAAACGATTAAATTAATCTTATTATAAAATATACATATTACGTATCGTTTATGGTTTCTTTTTCTTGTATGTTCTGTAATATTTGTTAAGAGCTTGGTCAAAATTTAAACTTTTGCCAAAGTGAAATGCTTCCGGTCTTTTATCGAGTACCACTTTACAAGCTTCTTTAGGATCGAGACCATATTTATCGACTAAATATACCGCTACACTGATAGCGCTCCTTTGTCTCCCTGCATAACAATGAATGAGTATATTGTTTCTCTGCATAACAATGTGTTTATGTATAAAGGCAACAATGACCGGCATAAAATCAAACATCAAGTCATAATCTTTTTGTTTTAACGAATCGTCTACAGGGATTCTCATATATTCAATGTTTTTGTTGCTTGCAAAATGATTTGGTATATCTTTAGAGCAATTTAATACAGCACTTATGTTTTTTTTCTTGAAGAAATCTTTGTCTTTAGCAGCTTGGAAATTTCCAAGGTAAAGTCTATTCATAATTTTATTGTATTTTGCTAAAGGTTTATCTTCATCAGGAATTCTTAACCCAGCCTTTATAGGAGAGTGTTTTCTAATATAATCAGCCAATGTCATTTTATGATCTGTACGCCTTGTACGTTTTACAGAAGGTTTCTTATCAGGCATTTTATAATTAATATATAAAAAAAATAACCATAATTCAGCAAGTAATTAATTAAATTTTTGATAAAAAGTCGGAACTTAAACTTGAATACCAAATCATGTAAAATCAACGTCGCTTTAAGTTACACAAAATTACACAAAATTACACAAAATTACACAAAATTACACAAAATTACACAAAATTACACAAAATTACACAAAATTACACAAAATTACACAAAATTACACAAAATTACACAAAATTACACAAAATTATAAAGAATAGTATTATACAGATATTTTGACAAATTTAATTTTATTAGATTATAATATAACATATGGGCGCAACGGCTTCTAAAAGTGACTTGACAGCTTTAAAAACATCTGTCAAAAATTTACAAACTAAAGTAAAGGCTTTAGAAACTACAAGTGTAGATGACAAAGCAATACAAGGTGTTGTTAAAAACCTTGATTACCTAAAGTTAAAAAATGAATTAAGTATGAGTGATTTATCAACAGAAGTGTTAAAAAATCCGGGTGCAATAGCGGAATCAGTAGCTCAATCATTTACAACAAATGCCGATAGAATGACGCCTATAGCAACAGCATTAGCAGATAATGAGAAATTCGCAAAAACACTTGCAGATACTCTTACAGATACAAGTGGCAAATATAGAAGTGCTTTACGAGGTGACAAAGGTGAAACAGGTGACTTATCATCTAGCAAAGATGCTATAAAAGCAGCTTTATATGATAAAAAGTACACAATGTGGTGCGCAGATGGTGAAGTATGTAAAGTTCCAACAGGTGTAAAGACTTTAGAAGTTCCTAGACTTAAGATAGGAAACTGGTACTTGGAACCTCATGGTAGTGCAGATGGTGATTTACGTTTTCATAAAGGTGATGTAAACGATTGGTTTTTAAATGTTGGGAATGATAAGAACATTTCTGTTAGAAATGAACACGTGAATGGTAAGAAAATCACCCAATTAGCTAATGATTTTTACTGGACTATTGAAAATAATATGGTAAGACGTGACAAGAGTTATGCTATTAATGGTAACAAAGGATATTTACAAGCTGCTGATGGATGTCACAATCACGATGGATGTAAAGGGACTGGTATTCCTCAATTTGGTGGCGGTAAAGGTGCTTGGGAAAAATTTAATTTTGACCAATACTAATTAAATTTAAACAAAGTGTAACATACACGAAATGAACATTTTAGTTGAAAAACATAATAATTACGCATTTTTTTTTTCTTGGTGTATAGTATACCAAAAAAACAAAAAAAACAAAATGTCCACACCCGCCTCAAATACTGATTTCTTTAACACTACACCTGCATCTGTACCTGTACCAAAACCTGTAGACCAACCTGTACCAAAACCTGTAGACCCACCTGTAGACCCACCTGTAGACCCACCTGTAGACCCACCTGTAGACCCACCTGTAGACGACGAATGTCCTCCTGAACCTTGTGAAATTTTTCCTGTTCCAATGAATGTAGAAATCCAACCAGATATTACAATATGCGTTGGTAAACCTAAAATAACTCTTAAAAACAAAGCTGTGTGTATTTGTACACCTTGTAAAGAAAAAACAAAATAAATACCGGCTATTGTGTACAAAATGATTATTTTTAATATTGTATCTATAATATACAATATTTAGAATGACTAAAAAATGTTCACAAAAAAAATGTTCTCCACAAAAAATACCAATGTCTGTAGAAATATCGCCACAAATAGAATTATGTATAGATAAACCACACGTTAAAGTTAAAAATCATGCTAAATGTAAATGTAAAAAAGATTGTAAAAAACACCATAAAAAACACCATAAAAAACACCATAAAAAACACCATAAAAAACATCATAAAAAACACCATAAAAAACATAAAAGTTGTAGTTCAAGTAGTAGTTCAAGTAGTAGTTCAAGTAGTAGTTCAAGTAGTAGTTCAAGTAGTTGTGATGGAGATCATTTATTTTAGGGCAATTAAGAACTACATAACATACAAGCTTCAGGATTTTCTCTACTGCACATAAGTATGGCTTCCTCTTCTTCTCGTTTAAGTTCTTCACCAAGTTCTCGTTTTTCACGAATAGTTCTTTCTAAATTTGCATCAATTGAAAATTTCCCAGCTGAATAACTTGATTTACTTCTCAAATAATACATTCCTGTTTTAAGATGATTCTTCCATGCATAAAAATGCATAGATGTTAAACGTTTATAATTAGGATTTGCCATAAACAAGTTCATAGATTGCATTTGATCAACAAAAACACCACGGTCTCTAGCTTGTTCAATAACACTTTTCATACTAATTTCCCAAACTGTTTTATACAAGGCTTTTAAATCATCTGGTATCACATCTATATTTTGAATACTGCCATCATTTGCAATAATAGTATCTTTTAATTCTTTAGACCAAACACCTAATCGTACTAAATCTTCAACAAGATATTTGTTTACTACAATATATTCGCCTGATAAAACACGTCTTTTAAATATACAACTATCTACAGGTTCAAATGCTTCACTGTTTCCCATAATTTGAGCTGTACTTGCAGTTGGCATTAATGCTAATAACATACTATTTCTAGAACCATATTTTACAAGATCTTGTTTCAGAGAGTCCCAATCCCAACGACCAGAAAGATAATCATCTAAATTAATACCGTCAAATTCTTTAGCTAAATCAAATTGGAGTTTCCCTTCACTAAATGGACTTCCAGGAAAACTAGAATAATGACCATTTTGTTTTGCTGCATTTACAGAACCTTTTAAACACCCATAGTAAATTGTCTCAAAAATTTCCTTGTTTAACTGTTTAGCCGCTTCGCTTTCAAATGGTAAACGCATTTTTACATATACATCAACTAAACCTTGTACACCAATACCAATTGGACGATGTCTCATATTACTTAGTTTTGTCTCTGGAACTGGATAATAATTATTATCAATGACCTCATTCATTGGACCAATGATATATTCTGAAATTTGTCGTAAATGTTCAAAATCAAAACTTGGGTTACCGGCTTCATCGTATTTGACATATTTCGGTAATGCTATAGACGCCAAATTACAAACAGCATATTCTTTATCGTCTGAATACAAACTTATTTCTGTACACAAATTAGATGATCGAATAGTACCCAAATTCTTTTGATTACATTTCTTATTTACAGCATCTTTATATCCAATATATGGAGTACCTGTTTCAATCTGGGCATCCAATATTTTTGTCCAAACTTCTTGAGCCTTTACAACTCGTTTATATCGTTTTTCATCTACATATTTGTTATATAAACTTTCAAACTCTTCCCCATATACATCAGTTAATCCTGGACATTCATCTGGACACATCAAATACCAATCACCATCTTCTTCTACGCATTTCATAAACAAATCTGGTATCCACATAGAATAAAAAAGATCTCTTGCACGTAAATCTTCATGACCTTGATTCTTTTTCAAATCTAAAAATTCAAGAACATCAGCGTGCCACGGCTCTATATAGATCGCAAATGACCCTTTACGCTTGCCTCCCTGGTTAATATATTTTGCAACTTCATTGTATACTTTAATCATTGGTATAATACCATCACTTGGACCATTTGTACCACGAATCAAACTTCCTTTAGCACGAATGTTAGTAATATGAAGACCTATACCACCTGCCAATTTTGATATTTTACTACAATCAGTTACTGTTTTAAAAATTCCTTCTAATGAATCGTGTGTTCCTATTAAAAAACAGCTCGAGTATTGATTTAATTTAGTACCTCCATTGAAGAGAGTGGGACTAGCATGTGTATAATAGTGTTGTGAAATAAGTTCATAAGTTTTTAATACTGATTCAATGTCATCTTTATGAATACCAACTGCAACTCTCATATAAAGATGTTGAGGACGTTCAACAACTTCCATATCATTCGTTGTTTTATTTAAAATCTTTTGTAAATAACTTTTTTCAAGTGTTTTGTATCCAAAATAATCAAACAAATAATCTCTTTTATAATCAATTGCAAAATTAAGTGTATTTTTATGTTGTCTTATAATTTCTATAGTGTCATCTGCTAAAATAGGTGACGGATTTCCAGCTTTATCAGTATTACCATAAAGTCTTTCCATAACTTCACTAAAACATTCGTGTGTACTTTTATGAGCATTACTAACAATAATCCTTGATGCCAATTTTTGATATTCTGGATTTTCCGTCATACTAATAGCAATTCTTGCAGCTTCTTCATCTAATTCACACGATGTTACACCATCATAAATACTAGAAACAACTCTTTGAGCAACTACATCAGGATCAATAGAGGTCAAGATACCAAGAGAACGATCACTGCACAATTTTTTCAAACGATAAATGACTTTATCAAAAGATAATTGTTCTAATCTCCCATCTCTTTTTTTAATCTTCATTGTTAATAATCTTTAACAAGAAAATATTTTCGATTTTTTATCCTGATATCTTTTAATTAAATAAAACTATATTCAACTATCGTTTAAAATATAAAATAAAGTTTTTTTATTTACAAATTGTGACCATATCATAAAAAATTGATTTTTTTTTCAAAATTGTAAAAAATTACAATGACTACTTTTACCAAAGACAAAACTTACATTACCAAAGATTACCTCGCTAATATGGATAAAATTATTCGTAAAAACTGTTCAAAATACGACGGGCTTAATATTTTAGCAAAAGAGTTTGTACCATCAAAAAATGATAACATAACTAAAATAATTAACGCAAATGTTATAGAAACATTTTTTGATGGTACAAATGTTGTTATTGAAAATATTAAAATTTCAACTGATGAAAATGCCTTTTTTGATCAGTTAGAATACGAATTTGTTCAACAAAATGTTTGGTTGTTTGAATAAGATACAATAAAAAAAACAAAAATACAAAAAAGATACAAAATACAAAAAATAAAAATAGCTCGCTCATTCGTATTGTTTTTTATAATAAATAAATATAACATGTCAAAACAAAAACCATTTGGATTTTTACAAGAAGATTTTCACTCTGAAGTATTGAGTTTTTTATTTGAATTAGTTTCTACAAAATTTCCAGACAGACAAATGATTTTATATAACAATAAGGATCGTTACGACAATAAAGGTATTTATAAGCAAAAATATACAAATTTAGAAGTTCGTGATTTGCAATACTTTTTTCCAGATGCAAATAATAATGTATGCGAAACAACGTTTATTGTATCATATGATAATATAATCCATTTCAGTATGCTTTTACATTATAAACAAAATTTAATGTTTATAGCTCATAGTCCTAAACACGTAGATACTTTTCAAAAACACAATGTTAAATACTTTGCATTGACTGGATTATTATCAACTAATTTTATGTTACCAATAACCAATGAAATATACACTGATGTATCATTTTTACAACCTAAATTAAATGTAGATAACGCAGGTAACGCAAGTATTGCAAATATTGAAGTTAT